TATAAATTATTTTGCAGAATTTTATTTTTCTGTAGGTTTTATTTAGCGCAAATAACGCGCGCCAGATCCGTGGGCGCGCGTAGCAAAAAGGCTTAGCAGTACGCTAAGCCCATAGTCTTCCAGCAAGGACGCTTATCTGATTGTGTGCTCTACCAATGGACATTGCCTCTCTCTTGGTGTTTACTCGGTAGCTGTGGTCGATGTAGTACACGCCATCACTGTACCATACACCGCAGTTGCCCTTCATCATACGCACTGCCTTGATGCACTCTTCTGCTGTGTGTGCTTCTACACCATAGTCAGCGACCTGCCAGCCGCTCTTGTATGTGATGACTTTGCCTGCCTTAATGGTCAAGCCTTCATTGTTAGCGAGCTTCTTGATTGTTCTTACATTGATCATTGTGTCTTACCTCTCTCTCTTTGTGTCTTTATTATAACACACAAAGATTTATTTGTCAAGCATTTTTTTTATTTATTTACTAAAATAATTGTAGTAATTGTGGCAATAATAAAAAGCGCTACCAGACCAATCAAAGTCCAGCCAAGCCAAGCGGGACAAGTAGTTCCTTCGTAAACAAGTTCATTCATCCAGTAAGCATTCATTGTGTTTCTCTCCTCTCTCTTTGTACCTTTATTATAGCACAAGAGTGATTATTTGTCAAGCTTTTTTTTATTATTTATTCAATGACTTGTACTATCTCACAGTGGCAAGCCTTTACTGCACAACCATTGATCACCAATGTATTGTGTCTGCCAGAAGGATAGTATTGCACATACTCTCTCTCTACGATGTGCCAGCCTGCGCCAATGCGCTTGGCTGTGTAGTCTGTGGTGTACTTGTATCTTGCGTAAGTCTTCATTGTCTTGTGTCCTTTCTGTGGGGATTAATTCCACTGTCTGCTGTCTTGGTAATCTCTCACTGCATCCCAGATTTTATCATAGCTGTAATTGGCAGGTTCTCTTGCACCATCTGCGTTCTCTGCCCACTGTCTACCAGTAGTGATGACCTTACCATTCCATCTCTTCTTCTGTGCCTTGTGTTCTCTTTCAATCTCTGCCTGCCATTCGTACATTTTGTGTACCTCTCTCTCTTCTTTGTATCTGTATTATAGCACAAAGACAGCGAGTTGTCAAGAGGTTTTGGGAAATTTTTTTATTTATTTTCTTCGTCATTTTGCACAAAAATTTTTTCGTAAGCAGATTATTTATGCAAACTACGGCCTCGCCGCCTGTCAGCGGCTCGCTGATTGTGTGGGGGTGGAGGCCTTCACCAGCGTTTTCTCAGAAATTTCACAGACTATAGACTTTGTGTTTTTCCTCAGATAGAAAACATAAACCGGGGGTGTATTTCGGGAAAAAAATTTTTTTATTTGGTCAAATTGTTTTTGTCTGGGCATAACAATCCCAGAATCGATTTTAGATTTCGGATTACGGGCAAAATAAAACCGATAGGCCATTTCGACCTATCGGTAATTTTTTTTATCGGATGCTCGCATTAGTTACCGTATCACTACTTCCTACGTACTTCTCGACCATACCAATGATTCTATCTAAATCAACTTTATAATTATGATATGTATCTGTACTGATTGTTCCAGTACATGCAGTGGAAATGGTTGGATCATAAGCCAATTTATCACTTACTAAATTATCAATCGCTGTATTACCATCACAGCTAATTGAAATTGTGTATGGACTATATGGCTATGCAGTAGTTTCCAATGCTGCAACTTTATCGGCCGGGTTCACATACTTAAATGTAGCGTCCTCAGTCCAACGATCGGAAGACCGGGTCGCCGCAAAGTAATGCCAAACATATCCTGCGCCATCTTCTGCCGTGCCCCAGTAGTCAGTTTCAAAATAAACATCATCAGGTAACGGCCAACCAGTACCCCATGCCACGACTTCAGTCTCTTGGACTTTATCAGTATCCACTACCGCCCATAATGTAGGCCATCCATCTTGCGTGCCGATGTACAGAACCTCAATGATATATTCTGCAATTGTAATTGTTTGACCATCTCTTGGAAGTTTATACTTATAAATAGTTCTCATTTTTTTTCATCCTCAGCTTCTTCTCCTGGCACTGGAATATGTTGAGTTACACACATAAACCACTTACCATCAACAAAAGTAGTATAATAATCCATATCTTCTCCAAGGGCAATACCAAATTTTGCACGAATATGTGCAGGTAATGCAATACGACTTGCACTATCAATTTTATAAGTTTTACCCTCTGGAATTAACTATGCATTATCAATCCATTTACTTTGTGGCATTTAACATACACCCCTTTTCAAAATCATATTTGTGGCAAAACATTGTACATTGACAATCATCTGATATTTTTTTACAAGGAACATAATCATCTAAGAGATGATGGATGTGCGGACACCGGTCAATGAATCGGCGGAACCATTCATATCCATATAAATCAAAAATACGCTGTGCTTTGTAAAAATCTCTATCAATGCGATACTATTCTGTCATTGGATATTCTGCGGCCACCATGCGCTCACGCGACTCTTCCCACATATGCTCTACAGTCAATAAAATACTTATCCATTTATCCATGCAATCACCTTTTCTTTTCTAATATGCGGCGGCCAGTAGATCGGATAGACCAGTTCATCGTAGAACTCAACGAGGTTCATAATCTCTTCTGCGAGTTCCCATTCAGAGATATCTTCAGGATAACAATATACATGATATTCTTTTTCTTTTATTGTATGTGGAAAATATTCTCCAATTTCTATATATGCTTTTTTAACCTGGTCCATTTTCATCCCATCCTTCTGGTAAGAAATAATTAAGAATAGCTTCAAGGACATTGGCAATGGTAAAAATGGGTCCACCAATTATAAAAATGATACCAACAATTAATTGTTCGCTTGGCTTTAAATCTTTACAATATGGTGCATAGTCAATCATTACCAAGAGTGACATTGCAGTCCACAGTATTATAATAATTATTCCACTGATTTCCAAAACCAATCATCCTCCCTTACTGCATAAACTAATGCATTTTTGATTATTACAGGTTTGAGAAGCTCTTCTAATTCTTCTTCTTCCAAATTTTCAATAAATTCTTTTCCATAATAATCTTCCGGCTTATCTGTTGTAAGCATAAAAAATCCGATTATTTTCTTTTTTTCATATAGCGACCAATCAACAACTTTACCTTCGCTTGGTTGACCAAATTTAACTTGTGCGATTACTGTTGCTGGATAATATTTTCCATCATAAGCTTCTTTCATTGCGCGAGGAGGTTTACCTTGTACTATATTTACTAGATTTTCCGTAACTACAAAGGTATTTTTTAGTACCTTTAATAACCAAAAAATAAATGCGGCCGCTCCGAGTAGTAGCACCGCGAGGATAGCTATAACAATGCCCATAGTCTATACTCTATTCCTTTCTTTTTTCTTATAATTATTATACCAAAAAATTTTTTCGTTGTCAAGTGATGTGCACCAGGGCAGAATTGGTTTATCCGATTGTTAGAAATTTTATATATAAGTTGGGAAAATTTTTTCGCTACGACTTGACAAAAGAAAATTTTTCTGGTATAATAGTAGTATCAAAGACTGGAGGTAAAGTGATGATAAAATTAGATTACACTTTAGAATCTCCAGAAGAGAGAAAGGAATTGGTTGAGAAAATTCTCGCAGAGGTCGAGAATCCTTCCGAAGCTTATTTGGAAACTCTCGCTGATTACTTAGTTCTTTGTATGGAGAAACAAGAGAAAAAGGAGCGCAAACTACTGACTGATAACCGAATGGCTACCGTCAATAAGCGTGAAACATCCTATGAAGGTCTTGTTTCCCAACTGGAGAATGGCGAAGACGGCATATATAATATGATAACTAATAATAAGAATACTATTTTCCAACCGAAAGTAATGATAACTAAACAAGATGTAGAAGAAATCCCTGGGATGAAGCAATTAAGAGAAGCCATCAAAATGTGGGAAACAAAATTGAAAAGTGCCTCCGGACGTGAAGCGTATATTATTAAGAGTGCAATTATTGAATTACGAAAGGATTAGTATGTATTAAAAAATGCATATCGCAAACCTATCGTATGTACTCAAGTTACTCGTTCAAGACATTTTATTCCTTTAGATGATGATTTTGATTTTGACGATGATGGTTTTGTAATTCCATAGGGAGTTTCTTTATGTGATCCAAAAGTTGTAGAAGCAATCTTATGTAACTATTCCTTATGCAAATAGGAAAGCTGGGGAGAGTTTGAAAAAGATCTATGGTATTTGATGGATGATTTTGATAGGGTTGCGGACGCCGCACTAAAGGAGTATCCTTTATATGAGCGTATTGTAGAATATAAAATTGATGGATTACAAAACATTGACATTCAAGAGAAAATTCAAATGGAATTTGGTATCAAGCATAGTTTAGAATATATTTCCAGTTTATGGCGAAATAAAATTCCTAAGCTAATTGCTTCTGAAGCTGAAGATCGTTTATTAGATTGGTACTTCCTGAACGAAATGAAAGGGAAGTATAAAAAATGCAGTAGATGCGGCCAGGTCAAACTGGCACACAACAAGTACTTTAGCAAGAATAAGACAAGCCGGGATGGTTTTTATAGCATCTGTAAGTGCTGCCGAAATGCTAAGGCCAAAAGTTCATAATTCTTGCCTGCTATTTTTATCTAAATAAAAAGGAGGAAAAATTATGGCTGAAAGTTATTACTGTGAAAAATGTAATAGAACAATGGACGCTTCTTAGTTTTATAGTTCAAATAACTTAGAAAAATATCCTGATGGTAAATTAAGACAATGTAAAAAGTGTATTACAATGCATGTTGATAATTTCAATCCTGATACTTATTTATGGATTTTACAAGAATGTGATGTCCCATATGTACCAGATGAGTGGAATAAATTATTAGTTAGTTATGCGAAAGATAAATCTAAATTAACTGGTATGACTATTCTTGGTAGATATTTATCAAAGATGAAATTAAAACAATATCGTGATTATCGTTGGAAAGACACTGAGTTTTTGCAAGAAGTTGCAAATAAAAAAATTGAAGAAACTATGAAGCGTTAGGGATATGAAGCTGCGGAAATCGCTCAAGCGATCGCCACATCTACAATCCCCGTACCTACGGCTCCGTTACAAGAGCCGGTTTATGTTGAAGAAAATCCATTCTTAGCTCAAGGTAATGAAGATTATTTTGGAGAAATTAATGGCGGTCAAGATGACTTTGTTGATGATTTGACTGAGGAAGATAAAACTTATCTTCGTTTGAAATGGGGTAAAACCTATAAACCAGAAGAGTGGATTAGATTAGAATAGCTATATGAGGAAATGATGGCCTCATATGATATTCAAGGTGCCGGACACATTGATACTTTGAAATTAGTATGTAAGACATCTTTAAAGGCGAATCAATTAATCGACATTGGCGACATTGAGGGCTTCCAAAAGATGAGTAAAGTTTATGACAGTTTGATGAAGTCTGGTAAATTTACAGCAGCTCAAAATAAAGCGGAATCTGGTGATTTCATTGATTCAATTGGCGAGCTGATTGAAATGTGTGAAAAAGAAGGATATGTTGAAAGATACTATGTTGATTCTCCAAAAGATAGAGTTGACTTGACTATCGCGGATATGCAAAGATATACAAGAACTCTGATTGAAGAGGAAACTAATCTACCAAACATGGTTGAAAAGGCTCTTCGTGAAATTGATAAAGAAGATAAAGATAACGCGGCTAATGATGAGACCGATATTATTGATGATGTTGAAATCAGCTTAGATGACTTAGAGGCTACATTGAAAGATTAGGATTTCTCTGATTTTGATGATTTCTTAGATGAAGAAGCTGCGGCCGACGCTTCATTTCTGAATGGAGGCGGAGCATAATGGCTCTACAAGACTTATTGAATTTATCCACGCAACGGCGAAAGATTGGTCTTTCGCCCGAGCGTGTTGAGGCAGTAATGCCAGAGATCCGCAAATATGTTGCTTGGTGGAGAGAATATCCTGACTTATTCGTTGATTTTATGGTGCGTGGAACTCGCACTGAACCCAAAGATGGAGAGTTCCAATTTTATTTTTATCAAAGAGTTTTCTTGCGCTCAGTTATGAGATATTAGTATGTATATGCGGTTTTCCCTCGTGCATATTCTAAATCATTCCTAACTGTTATGGCATTGATGTGTAGATGTATTCTATATCCAGATGCACACTTGTTTGTTACCTCTGGCGGTAAGGAACAGGGTGCAAGTATCTTATAGAGCAAAGTTGAAGAAATCTGTAGATTGATTCCAAGCTTCTCTCGTGAGATTGATTGGGGTCGTGGTAAAACTCTAACCGGTAAAGATAAGGTTCGATATGTTTTCAAAAATGGCTCTGTTCTTGATAACCTTGCGGCCCGTGAATCTACGCGTGGTCAGCGTCGTCATGGCGGCGTTATGGAGGAATGTGTTGGTATTGATGACCAAATCCTTCGAGAGGTTATTATTCCAGTTATGGCTATTTCTCGTCGTGCTAAAGATGGTACCACAAATGAGGGCGAACCGCTCAATAAATCACAGATTTATATTACCACTGCTGGTTATAAGGGAACATTCCCATATGATAGATTAATTGGTTTCTTAGTGCGTATGGTTACTCAGCCTGACCGTTGTATGGTCTTAGGTGGCACTTGGCGCACACCAGTTGGTATGGGATTACAGAGTAAAACCTTTATTACCGACCAGAAGAATGAAGGTACTTACAATGAAGCTTCATTCGATCGAGAGTATGAGAGTAAGTGGTCTGGAACAGTTGAAGATGCATTCTTTAACGGAGAACATTTTACAAGAAATAGAAAATTATTACAACCTGAATACGAACATTCTGGTCGAAGTGCGGCCGGTGCTTACTATATACTATCAGTTGACGTAGGCCGTAAAGGATGCGATTCAGTTATTTGTGTCTTCAAAGTAACGCCATAGGCGCAAGGACCCGCAATCAAATCACTTGTAAATATTTATACAATGTCTGATACTCATATGGAAGAACAAGCTATTATGATAAAGAAGTTGTATTATAGATACAAGGCTCGCACTGTTGTAATTGATGGTAATGGTGTTGGTTTAGGTCTTGTTGACTATATGGTAAAATCTCAAGAAGATGAAAATGGCGATTTCTATGCAGATTTCGGTGTTGAAAATGATGATGAAGGCTATTATAAAAAGTATAGAACTAATAATACTGAATATGATGCTATGTATATTATCAAAGCAAATGCGCCGATCAATACTGAGTGTCACACCAATGCGCAAGTACAATTGCAAGCAGGTAAGGTAAAATTCTTGATTGATGAACGTGCGGCTAAGGAAAAATTATTAGGTACAGCTAAAGGTTAGAAAATGAAGCCTGAGGAAAGGGCAGAATATCTTAAACCATTTACCTTAACTTCCATATTGAAAGAGGAAATGATGAATTTGCGTGAAGAAAATGAAGGTATAAACATCATTTTGAAGCAGGCAAATCGTGGTATTAGGAAGGATAAATTTTCCGCTTTTGAATATGGATTATACTATATCAAACAAGAAGAAGATAGAAAGAAAAAGAAGAAGAAGTTTAACGTTGCTGATTATGCGTTTTACAATTAAGGAGGGTGAATTATGAGAGCTTCGAGAGGCGAAATCAAGATCGAAGAAATCTTGAAGGAAGCAGAACTCCCTTTCAAAATGGAGTATACTTTCCAAGACTTAAGGAGTCCAAATGGTCGCCCTTTGAGATTTGATTTTGTTGTTTTTGATGATGATGGAAGAATTGATTTTATTATCGAATATCAAGGTAAATAGCATTATGAGCCAAGCGCAAAATTCGGTGGTAAAAAAGGCTTCTTCCAACAATAGTATAATGATAACATGAAACGACGTTTTTGTGCTATACATGATTTCAAATTAATAGAAATTCCATATACTGACGAGAATTTAATTTCCTATGATTATATTATGAATTTAGCAGGATATTAAAGGAGGTGGAGTTTTGGAAGAATTGACTAGACAAGAAGAAATCCGTGCCAAAGGTTTTGATATGGGTGGAACAACTTATGGTAAGATCAAGATTGGAACAAAGCAACTTGAAGATGCTGTCCTAAATCTCGGCTCCATCCAAAGAGAAGGTAAAAATCAAATCAATAAGGCAGTTATTTATCGTGCGCTTGCTGATAATGATGTCGAAAAATTGAGAGAGATTTCTAATTACTTCTATAAAACTAGCGGTATTTATCAAAGAGTATGTAATTATTTTGCTACGATGTATAGATATGATTGGTATGTTGTACCAGAGGTTTATGATACAACAGTTAAGGAAGATAAGATTGTTGGTGATTTCCATAAGGTTTTGAATTATTTAGATAATTCGTATATCAAGAAAGTTTGTGGTGATATGGCTCTTGGCGTTATCAAGAATGGCGCTTATTATGGTTATATTGTTCCAACTGCAAATGGTATTGTTATCCAGGAGTTGCCAGTAAATTTCTGTCGTTCTCGTTTTAGTGTAGGTAATTTACCTGCGGTCGAGTTCAATATGAAGTTTTTTGATGTTATGTTCCCAGACACTAATGAGAGAATCAAAGTATTGAATTTGTTCCCCGACGAATTTAAGAAAGGATATATCGCTTATAAAAATGGTAAGCTAAATCCTTATCGTACCAATGGTGAACCAACAAGCACTGGTGGTATTATGGCTCGTCGTTGGATTGATGAATCTGGATGGTATCTTTTGGAAACTGAGCGAACTGTAAAGTTTAGTTTTAGTAATGGTGGTTTTGGTGGCGCAGACATTCCTTTGTTTGTAAATGCCATTCCTGCTATTTTGGATTTGGATGCTGCTCAAGATCTAGATCGTCGTAAGCAAATGCAGAAATTATTGAAAATTGTAGTTCAGAAATTGCCAATGGATAAAAATGGTGATTTGATTTTTGACGTAGATGAAGCAAGAGATATTCATAATAATGCGGTTCAAATGTTGAGACGTGCGGTCGGCGTTGACGTACTGACTACTTTTGCGGATATTGATAGCATTGATATGTCAGATAAAAATACTACTACTTCCCAAGACGACTTGATGAAGGTTGAACGTACTGTATATAATGCTTTTGGTGTTTCCAGTAATATGTTCAATACTGATGGTAACTTATCATTAGAAAAGTCTGTTTTGAATGATGAGGGTAGTGTACGAACTCTATTATTACAATTTGGTGTGTTCTTTGATAGACTGACCCAGGCTTGCGGAGCTAATAAAAAGAAATATAATTTCAGATTATATATGTTAGAAACTACTCAATATAACTATAAAGAGTTATCAAAGTTATATAAGGAGCAAGTTCAAATTGGATATTCCAAGATGCTTCCATAGATTGCTCTTGGACATTCTCAAAGCTCTATTTTGAATACTGCTTATTTTGAGAATGAAGTTTTACATCTGAGTGAGATTATGATTCCTCCCGTTATGTCTTCTACAATGAAAATGGAAGATTTGAAGGGCAATTCTCAACAGACTCAAACTAACAAAACTCAAAGTAATACAGGAGGATAGAAAGTTGCTTCTGGTGATAAGCCTGCGGGCCGGCCGGAGAAACCCGACGATCAGAAGAGTACTAAGACTATCCAAAATAAAGAATCTATGAGTTAAGGAGGACAATGATGCATACAAGTATTAAATTAGATACTCCTATCGAGTTTATCAACATCACTCCTCTAAATCCTTTGATTTCAAAATGTCAAATTAAAGTATGTTATGTAGGTGATGAACCCAATAGAAATAGAAGTATCATCACTAAGGAAACTGCTAAGCAAATGGCAAATTCTTTGCCAGGTTGCCCCATCGTTGGTTTCTATAATGAAGAGACCAAGGATTTTGAAGAGCATAATCGCATTATTGATATTTCAAATGGCAAATTTGAAATCAAGGATACTACAAGACCTTATGGTTTTGTTGATTTGAATGCGAAGGTCTGGTTCCAGAAGTTCCTGGATGATGGAATGAACGAGCGCGAGTATTTGATGACTGAAGGTTGGTTATGGATCGGTCAGTATCCCGAGTGCCGTAGAATTTTATCCCAGGGTAATAATC